ATATTGTTTTTTATATTGTTTATTTTTCATCGGTTTATCCAATTTTGATAGTTTTATCAATTCTTTTTTACAGTAATAGTATATGGGTAACCAACCTTCTACAGCAAATAATAAAAATAATAGTGCCGAATTAAAATCAAAATCGGTTTCTCAAATACTTGACTATATTGCTACAAATTATATTATAACAATGGATTTTAAAAGCTTAAAACGTCTATTCGAGAAAGAATACTGTGATAAATTGGTTGTTTTAACTTCCGACATTATTGAGCGCTACTTTACCGATTTAGAGATCACGTATTTAGCACAAAGGGTTAAAAACGGTAAAGAGGTCAACGAAATTGATCACGATAAAATCATTTTTTTTGATAAGGATAACCTAGGTAAGCTTGATATACAGAATTCCATAAAAAAGAAGCGAATTTGTATTAGTATTGCTAAATTTTATATAAAAATTGCGCATGTATTTGCGGCCATTGTAACCACTATCAATCCTATTTATGTCTATAAGGATCAAGAGGGAAATACAGTTCGAGCGGATTTGTATGAAAAGAGCAAAATACCAGCCAATACTCCACGAGCTATTTATAAAATGAACATATGTCAAAATCGTATAGATGCTTTAAAAAATAATAATTCGACTGAGCCGGATGCTAGTGGTAACATTGCTGTTGCGCCTAAAGTATGCTCGGTAAACGTGGGCGATAATGGAAAAACAAAGGTGTTTACAGATGAACCGGGAATACCCGAATTGGAAGAATTGTATTATGATGATAACTTTGATGAAAATACCGGTAAGTTTACGGGTATGACGAAAGAAACTCGAGAAGTCTATTTACAAGATTTACAAATATTTTACAATGTATTTTCGGGGAATAATGGTCCGTTGAAAGCTGGAATTAGTAAATTTAGTGATATTGAATTGAGAGATTTTCACAAACATCCAAATTGCCAAGGCACTGATCCGCTATTTGAAAAACCAGTGTATGGACCTTTATCCAATAATTTATTTGCGAAATATGCTGAGAATTTAAAGAATATGATTTCCAAAGCAAATCAAAATCAATCCGCTTTAATAGAATTTATTAACAAGCTATTTTCTTATTCTACTGATCCACAAACTAACAAAAGATTTATACGTATAAATCCCAAATTAACGGAAGAAATGTTACAAGAAATTGTCGTAGAAGTTAGGGCGCTAACAATTAAAATGTATCTAACATGTGAAATCGATTATGTAAATGGCCTAAAACTATACGAAGCCATTGTAGACAAAAAGATTTTCGAAACCACAAAAAATCAGTTAAAAAATTTAGAAAAACGGAAGGATGAATTGATTCTTGATTCTGTCCCGATTCCAGCTGAGCTACAGCAAATAAAGGAAATCGCGCAAGAAAAGGTAGACGCAAATGAACAACAAATAAAAGACAATGTAGCCAAGATAGAATCGGAAAAAGCGGTTATAAAAAATCAAGATTTAGCTTCTAAAGAACAACCAATAACACAAGTAGTGGTACAACAATAAAATATTTACATATAGTATATGATTAGCCAAAATTTATCTTATACGGGGTCATACAATCCTTATGGATTGATACAACAAGCTGGTAAAAAACGAACAAGAAAACAGAAGAAAATGAATAAGTCGAAGAAGTCGAATAGGTCGAGGAAAACGAGGAGATATAAGAAATAATTTAGCAAATAACAAATAACAAATAACAAATAAATATTATCTCATAAATATATAAAATGGCTCAAACTCGCAGCAAAACCCGCAAAATGCGTTCCCTTAAACGTATCTATCGCTCCCGCGTAAAGCACTCACCTTGTCGCGGTCAAACCAAGGACGCATGCCGCAAGAAGTACGGCTGTAGGACTACCAAGGCCGGCCGCCGTCGCGCCTATTGCCGCAAGACAATGAACCGCAGTGCTTAAAATAACCTCCCCTCCGTCTCTTTAAGTTAAAAATTAAATACTATATAATTTAACTTAAAGACAATGCCGCGTTCTTTTGCCACCAAAAAACATACGCCCATATACTGAACGATTTCGTGCGGCTTTACATGTCTTCATATGGTAATTGTTTTTCAAAATACTTTTCATAGCCATTTTTTTGGATTGCCCCCTCTTCGTTTTATTTGGCATTTATATATATAAATCATATAATTATCATTTAATATGTGATAATTATACAGTTATTATTAAACTTACATCTTCATGTCAGTCATGGAGGTTTCACCACCCATCATCATCTTGCCCATACCATCATAACCACCATAGGCCATGCGGCTGGCATAACGGCGCTTGCCACCATAAGCCATGCGGCGAGAGTAGCGACGCTTGCCACCCATCTTCATCATACCATAGCCACCATAAGCCATGCGGCTGGCATAACGGCGCTTTCCGCCATAAGCCATGCGGCTAGCATAACGGCGCTTGCCACCATAAGCCATGCGGCTAGCATAACGGCGCTTTCCACCCATCATCATTCTACCATAGCCACCATAGGCCATGCGGGCGGCACGGGACATACGAGCGCGGCGGGACATGCGCATGCGACGGGACATACGCATACGACGGGAGCCACCATAAGCAGCACGACGGGACATACGCATACGGCGGGACATACGAGAACGACCATAACCACGAGATTTAGCAGAATAACGACGACGAGTAGCCATTTTTATATATTATCATTAGAAAAAAATAATTTTTTTAATAAATTTCTTAATAAAAATTTATTAACTCCTAAAGTATTGTTAAATTTACCAAATCGTATCCGAAGAATCCCAATACATTTTATCCCCCTTTTTAATATTATAAAGACTCTTAAATAATTCTAAACGTGCTAAAGGACAATTGGTTCTATATTTATCCATAGGATGGGGATTCGTTTTTAATTGCGCCATTACAGCAGCATCGTATATTTTTTGACGCGCTTGAATGGCTATATACACAAAGAAGGCATGAAAAGATAACGCGCGAATAGGAACTATGTCCGCATTTTTTTCTTGGAAATCTCTTAAATATTCTTCACAAATAGCTAAACCAGAAATATCCGCTAAATTTTCACCGGTACTTATACTAGCATCCATTTTAATTCCATCATATGCCGCAAATTGCTCGTATTGCTTAATAACATTATTCACCTTTGCGTTAAATTTGCGGCGATCATGTTTTGTCCACCAATTCTCTAAATTACCTTTTTCGTTATATTGACTTCCTAAATCATCTAAACAATGCGACATTTCATGGCCCAGTGTAAATCCAATATGTGCTAAATTATACTCTATTCCTCTCTCATCTAAATCTATAAATGGCTTTTGTAAATACGCCAATGGAACATATATCGAATTCTCTGTAGGGGTATAGTAGGCGTTCACTACGTAAGACTGCTTCCCTACAATACCAAAACTCTCCCAATCAATAATGGGAATATCCACTTCGGAACTTTTACCATCTAAAGCAATCAACTTTTTCGTTCTCCAATGCGCGATTTTACGCATGTTTTGGTAGGCCTCTTTACTGCTATAATCTAAAATGGGGTCTTCTCTAAGCAACTTGGGACTACCTACTTCCAACTTTATTTTTTCAAGCTTTAACAGCGCATATTTTTTGGTTTTTGGGGATAACCATGTATTTCGCTTGATAATGCGTTTATAAACGGTTAACATATCCGCGGCCATATTTTTAGTATAATCTATGTATTGTTGTTTTTTATTTCGTTCAATGTACTCATTTGTTAAAAACGTATTAAAACACAAAGATAGGCCAAACACTGGGTATAACTCTTTTGGATAAGGAATGGGCTGACCTTTAATAAACTTTCCGTGAAATTCAAAATAAACCAAACGCCATTTACTGTGGAAACGCATTACTTGACGAAAACTAATATATAAATAATATGCGCGCCATTTGTCACTCTTCCATTCATCATTTTTTGTTAACATTGTCATGATGGACTTCAAATAATTCAGTCCGGTACATATAAACGTATTGGGGACATTCGTATAACCAATCTCTTTTGCCATTTTATCCCAATCAAACCCGTATTTATCCAATGCGTCCTTTTTAGTAACCACATTATATCCATTTAAATCGTCATATTTTATGTCATTTACGTTCAATGCGTCTAATAAAAGCGTCTCACAATCCCATACATCGGTTGCTTTTATTCCATGACCTTTACCCAAACATAACTTAAACATAGTCTCAATAAATTGTAAATATCGCATTTTAAATTCCCTTTTATATTTTTTGGTATTTTGGTCTTCTTCGTTATCTTCAATATAAATTTCATAATCGTATATTGTTAGTTGTGGTGCTGAAATAGACGACTTGTATATGTTTACATTTTTCTCGTCTTTTAAAACAGACCATACTAGAGGCGACCCCCATGATATAATTTCGTTTCTATTTTGACTACCTAATACTTCATATATATTATCAGACGCAATTTGTTGGTCGACCAATTTTACATAACTTCTGACATAATCTTCTGCTGATTTATCATCCAAGTGATAGAGCGATTCGTATACATTTTTAATCGCAGTAGCTTTGGCAGATTTGTTTTTACGTATATATGCCTTAACAATATCTATTAATTCATAATAGACTTTTTCTTGTGTAACGCGAAAACTATCTATTTGAACGTAATGTTTCATCTGTTTTTTTAATTCAGCGGTTTGTTTTTCTAACCATTGATAATTAATATAAGTATAATAATCATTTTGTGGTGTATATTTTGTTGGGGTAAAAGGCGTCTTAAATAATTTTACAAGCTGTTTCTCTGATTTTTGATCCTCTTCTTTTAAAGTTGTTTTAAATGTTTTCTCAAAATCCTCTTCAAATTGATTAAAAGTATTCGCATGCTCTCTACAGTATTTTGTTAGTTGTTTCTGACTAGGCATACAGACTCTCGATTGTCTATACTTCTTCGTTCTATTTGTCACACGTTTTATTTTTCTAGTTGTCATATAATATACAAATAATAAATTTACAACGAAATGTAAAGTTATTATTACTTTTTATCTATTACTGATTGCTTTACAATGTTCTTAATTATTTTGTTATAGTTTTTCTTACATTCTTCTTCTGTTGTACCGGACATAGCTTCATAAACTATTTGTAAATATTTGTCATTCTGTTTTGAACTCGAATTATTGTACTCCGGATTAGCTTTTGTCCACTCACTAATTTGTTTCATATTTTTACAAGCCACATGTTTAATCGCGTTTGTTAAAATAGGTTTGTCATCGCTTTCTTTATTCCATTGGTCATCACTCTTAATGTACAAGATTTCTCTCTTAAAATCACTACAGTGAACTGGACGATTGTTTATATCCAATTGCGTTAAACCATCAATAAATATTTTTGATATACCATCTGTAAAACCTAGGCGCCCAGTTTCTTCCAGTTCTTTTACACCCACTTGAAGTTGATTGACAAAATCCATTATGTTTATTGCGTTTTTACACGTTTCATTCAGAAATACATTCAAATTAAAATTGTTGTGGCTGTTAGTTGTATTATTGCTACCAGTGTTTTTAGCTAATTCCATCATTTGTTTATTTTGGTCTATTAGTAATTGTTTGAATTCGGCATTTTCCTTCATTAAATATTGGATTAGCGCGTCTGTACCACTTTGTTTCTGATTTTGATTTTTGTCATCAGTTACATCTATTTCGTCTGTTTCTAATTGTATTTTTTGTTCCTCTACTTTTTCAAAATCACTCAAACATTTTTTCTGATGATACCACAAACTATTTCTAGCTTTGTACGTTTTATTACAGCTATTACAGAGATAAATTTTCTCGGCATTTTTTGGCGACAAATCGTTCAAATTCGTTCTAAATTGATGTTTTGATGTTAATATGTGTTTATCATAATCACATTGTTTATAGCATTTATAGTCACAATCGCAACAATAAAATTTTTTGGCGATTTTTGGCGATTTTTCCATTCTAAATCGTTCTATATTTATAGAACAAAAAAATCGCCTAAACTTTCCTCAAAAAAATGTATCGTAACACTTTCAGAATTATTATTTCTGTGAACAAGACCATTATGCTTTAGACCCCCTATTTTTACCGACTTTTTCAAAACTTTTTTCAGAATTCCAAATATGGACATTTTAAAAATGTCCAAAATCGATTTCCCCATTTACTTTTTGAAAAATATTTGTTACTGAAAAACCGCCCGAAAAAATAATTATTAAAATGTGACGAAATATGGTTACATATTGTTTTCGAGTTTGAAACAATATTTTTGGCAGTGCGGTCTTTAAGTTGTTTTACAATATATATTATTTGGGAACTTAAAGAACTGTTCCGGTCCCGGTTCCGGACCCCTAAGAAATAAATAAATCGGGCAAAATAAATTTGTGTTCATTAACCACTGGTAGTTTTAGAAAAAATAAACCGATTACTATTAGCATGATACCTACATATTTCCAAGGATCGTTGAATCTTTCCCCTAATATAACAATCGCTGCAATGGATTCTATTAGAGCACTTAGACCATCCCATGCCGCATTAACTAACAAAACTTGTGACCCTTGTAATGACATTATTAGAAAATAGATGACCCCAATGTAACCCATTGTTCCAACTGCGAAATTTTTAAGACCTCCTTTGTTCGCAAATTCCTTATAACCAAAATCACCTACAATTTCGGTTAAACACAATGCTCCTATCTCTAGATAACTCATATTTAATTATAAATAATATAATTAAATTTGGCATATTGAATTTATTTGAACTTGTCCTCTAATTTATTCAGTAAATCATCACTATAAACCAGCTTACCGGATGGCTTATACGAATTAATCGGCGTATACTTCTTACTATTTTTAATTTGCTCGATACCTTGATTCGATTGCGGTATGTTTAGATCCTCGATTTCTTCTAATTCTTCTTCCACTTTTTCTCCATACTCATTCACTACGATACCCGTTTTCTTTTTAATTTCATTGCGAACATAACTGGGCACCCAGTGGTTCCAAGAGATAAAAATAGTATTCGGATGAAAATATCGTACTTGGAAGCCATTGGTTTGGAGCGTATCCATTAAATAAGCGATACACCCGGCTTGATCATATTTTGGAACACCAATTATCACCTCCGGTACCACGAACCAACAGAATTTTTCATGTACATTTTGCCGAGCCGTCGTTCGAATACGAACATGGATTCGATTCAGTATTTTTTTAAATAGTTCTAGCTTATTGAGGTCGACTTGGCGCTTTTTCTCATAGAGCTCGTCTATGTTGATTTTTTCTGAAAAGTCCGTGAAATTCTCCAATGTAAAGATATTTGCCATTTAATTCATTATAAGAAAAAAAATATATAAATATACTTTGTAAAATCTTAAATACTAGATAAACTAACAAAGTAATATGACTATTAAACATTTGGTAATTGCTGGCGGAGGTCCACTTGGACTGCGATTTTTAGGCGCATTACAGAAATTGGAACAAGAATCGTTTTGGAAATTGGAAAACATCGAATCCATTTATGGGACATCTGCCGGCACCATGATTGGCGCAATGCTTTGCTTAAATTACGACTGGGAAACATTGAATAAATACATTATTGAGAGACCATGGCACGACGCTTTTAAAGTTCATGCTCGGCAAATATTCGATTCTTATTATAACAAAGGCTTATTCGATAAAAAATTTACTGAAATCATTTTTAAATCACTGTTAGAAGCTAAGGACCTCAACTTAAATATAACCTTGAAAGAATTATACGATTACTCTAAAATAGACTTTCATTTGTTCACATTCGACTTGAATACGTTTGAAACTGTAGAAATGTCGCATAGTTCGCATCCGAATTTAGGGTTGTTGGAAGCGATTACCATGTCTTCTGCTTTACCTGGCATTTTTATGCCTACCATTTTAAACAGAGGATGCTTCATCGACGGCGGTGTTTTATACAATTATCCCATTAATCAGTGTCTAAGAGACCACCCCGTAAAAGAAGAGATTCTGGGCATAAAAAGCTCTTACGATGACGACGTAAATGGCAGAACTAATGTAGAGATAACATCGGAAACCTCTTTATTAGAATACGTAATGTGTATATCCATTAACACTATTAATTTTTTAAGAAAAAGCGTGAAAATAGAGAAGATTGAAAATACGGTCATATGTGATATAACTGACAATCCTTTGACATTGGAATCACTACAACAATCAATACAGAGCCGCGATTTACGTAAACAAATGTTTAAAAGTGGTGAAGAAGATGCGACACAGTTTTTACATGTTTAACATCCCCATCCCCACGGCGCAATTGGTTTGAAATTAAATGTGGTTGTACGATATATTTTAGCAATATCATCCCAGATTTGATATAGTCCAGTTCCGTCACCATGCCATAACTGGCGATCTGGATGAGGATCGGTTTCTCGAGAGCCATTAAACGCGTAATTATCTACAAAATGGCCTTGCGTATTAAGGCTCAACATCTCTTGGAACATACTACCCGTTACAGTAACAAGACCGAATGTGTTGGCTAGATTATAAATTGTTACTCCAAGGCCTACTGCTAAATTTCCTTTATCACCCAAATCTGTTAAAACGTTATTAAAGAATGTTACATGATCCTTTGTTTCTAAATATTTTTTCCAAAACTTCAAAATAGACGTTTTACAACTTTGGTCTACAAAAATCTTGACAGCATCTGGTAATGCTGATATAAAAGTAGACACTAAGTGAATATTCGCTAAGTCACCGCATGTGTTCTTTCTAACAACAAAACTAATGATGTTAGCACTAAGATGACATGACCAGTAGTCAACGTCGCGTTGAATAATGCGACGCACTTCGTGAAGTGCTTTCCCCGGTGTCAACTCTTGATGACTCATTTATACATTTGTATAATAATTAAAATTATACAAATATTTTAACGCATAATTACGTATATATTTATAAAACAGTATTTAAAAATTGTTCCATGGTCGATTTCGTGGGCTTCGCATCATATTCAATCACTTGGTTGTCTTTCAACAATTTAATGGTGGGATAACCCTCGATACTATACTTGTCCATGAGTTGACTCACTTCAGCTGACTCCTCGGTACAATTGTATTCTACAAACGTAACATTGTAACCATTAATGGTTTTGGACTCGTACTCTGATTTCAAGGCTTCCCACTCTGGTTTAGCAGTCTTACAATGAGGACACCAATCGACGTAGAAGAGCATAAGTGTTGCTGTGTTATTTGTGGATTGACCCTTTGGTACATTCTCTCTATTTGCGCTAAATGTGGTTTTATTGTTCGCATATTGTTTGTAAGTCAAATAGCCTAAAAATGCGAATATAATAATAGCCGCAAAAATAATAATGTTTTGCCAATTGAAAAACCCTCTAAATCTCTGCATAGCCGTCGTGCCACCGGTTTTTAATACGTTTAAACCATTAGAATGAACGGAATTCATTGTTATTATATATTTACGAAGAATAAATTAGAATATCATTTAAACGAATATAAAGTTTATATGATATAACAGTTTAATGTTAGTAAGAGACGTAGATGGCCGCTTGGTAATTGTTGGAAGAAATGGTTGTAAAAATGAGCTAGTTTATAATGAAAAAATATATAACATTCGTAAAGACTATACAAGAAAATATAAGAGTATTTTATATTATACTAACAATAACACTGATGGTATAAAAACACAGCAACTAAATACAGCGTCGGATGACTGAGAATAATAATACTAACAAAAATAGGGAAAAGATGTAGCTACATACAACATTCGTTTTTAATGTGTCCCAGTTACCCGATGTTAATGATATGCCAAAATGCGAAGCAAATTGTTGAGTTTTTGTCGTATTATAATAAATGGTGTATCCTAAAAGAGTGAGAATAATCACCTTTCCGAATATAGACGATAACATAAAATTATTCAAAGGGGTCATCATAAATAATAAAATAAGAAAAATAGAAATGCCTAGACATAATGCTACATTTTGTGTTGTTTTGGCAAATTCTACAATCATTGTCGAATGTGATGACATTAAAATATATTTATATTATATTTTTA